GCAGCCCGTCATGCGGCCGTAGGAGCTGCCGGCGTAGCGGCCCTGGTAGGTGTCGGCCGAGTTGACTGGGCCGATGTCCGAACGCCAGACGCCGTCGCGGTAAGTGGCCGTGGCGACCGGTGCGCAGACGAGCCGGCCGGTTGTGATGGTCGGCTTCGGGTCGGGCGCTGTGTCGCCTCCGTCGGGCCCGCTGCCCGAGGGCGGGCTCGGTGGGGACGAGGGTGCGGCAGGTGTCTTGGCGATCACCCAGTACACGGAGCCGCGCCGCAGGATGAGGAGGAGGTCGTTCGCGGCGACGGTGAGGCCGGTGACCACGCGGGCGGTGACCTGGATGCCGCCGACTCGGGCGATGCAGGCCCCGCTGGCTGAGGCGGTCAGGGCGACGCCGTTGAGAGCGCCCTGGCCAGCGAGCGAGATCCTGGTGTCTGCGAGGTCAGCCACTGAGCACCCTCACATTCAGGGTCATCGCCTCGGTCGAGTACGGGAGCGTCATCTGCTCGATGACGCACTGCGCCGCGGTGAGGCCAGCGCCGGTCACGGTGACGACGTCTCCAGGTACGAGCCCGGGGTGCGGGACGAGCTGAACCTGCAGCCTGCGGGAGGCGGTGCGACGCAGGCGCTGAAGCGTCGCGATGGCAGCCGACCGGCATTGCGAGAGGGACGTGAGCAGCGGCGAGTTGAACGTGTACGGGACTGCGAGGGGGTTGAAGTTCCCGCCGTGCCGGAACGGGGATGCTGGGTCGGTGTCGTAGGTGACAGCCTGGATCTGCGTGCCCGCGGAGTCCTCGCCTTGGGCGACCACGGCGTTGAAGGCTCCAGCTCGGGAGGCGGAGCCCTGCCAGCGCACGACCGTGCCGCCGACGCCGTCGGTGAGATTCAGGACGGACGAGGTCGAGTCGGTGAGCGGCTCGATCTTAAGGTAGCCGTCCTCAGTGACGCGGGCGGCAGCCGGCCACGCCGCCAGCACTTCGTTGAGGGCGCCGAGCCGGTCTTCGTCCCACTGCATGCCGAGCGGCACCGTGCGGTCGGTGAGGGCGCTGTCGACGTCAACGGTGAGTGCGGGCTCGACGAGGGCGCGGGTGACGCTGACGAGGGTGTCGGTCGAGCTGGGCTGGAAGGGAGCGACGAACTTGGCCTCCTCGACCAAGCTCAGCAGCCCCAGGGCCGTGATGCTGACGTCGTCGCCGTCGGTGTCGCTCTCGTCGACCAGGAACCAGCCCCTGTTGATCCATTCTGTGTGGCCGCCGACGTCGATGCCGTAGTCGATGCGGAGTTGCTGGCCGTAGGCGGCGAGCGGGTGGTCGGGGGTGAGCGGGTCCCACTGGGTGCCGCGGTCGCGGCGAGGGACGGTCAGGGTGATGCGTTCGGGGACGGCCAGGGAGCGGTCGCGTGCCTCGTCTCCTGTGGCGATGGGGATGCTGTCGGCGAGGAGCTGGCCGCCGAGCCACGACTCGGCACGGACCTGCATGGTGAATGACTGCTGCACCACGGCGAGCGCCGCGTCGGACATCTCGAGCATGTCACCCCCAGTCGTACAGAGCGATGTCCAGGAGTGTTCCGGGGAAGGCCGTCGCGAGGTCCTGGAGGGAGGTGATGTTGTCGGCGATGTCCTGCAGGGTGAAGCCGGCGGCCTCGAGGACGTCAGGCCACGGCTCCGTCTCTGTGGCCTCCATCGACCAGTTCGTGATGGGGCTGTAGTAGAGGGGGTCTTCCTCGTCCGCCGACGCGGCATAGTGCCCGTCGAGACGGCTCAACGAGGTGCGGTGCCGCAGAAGGATGGTCCCCTCCGTTGCCGAGCTGAGGACGGCGTTCAGGTCGTCGGCTGCGCTGTCGCTGTCGGTCTGCATGCCAATGGTGAGGGAGGCGCTCGAGCGGGGCCTGGACACCGTCACGATGCGCCCGTTGACGTTGTACTTGGTCGCGTCCCGGTCGCGCTTCTTCGCGCTCGTGGACTGCAGCCGGACCTCGGCGCCGATGCCGGTGATGGCGTCGCTGATGACGTCGCTGGTCACGGTGGAGGTGAGCGAGTCGGAGGTGGCCTCCCACTGGGCGCCGTTCACGTCGGTCAGGACGGCTACGTAGCTGACGGCCACGCCGAATGGCTGCTCGCCGTCAACGCGCAGGAGGACGTCGGTGCCGGTGACATCGACGGCGCTGGCCGCGCGGAGGGCGGTACGGCTGGAGCCGATCTGTCGATAGATCGTCGCCGTGGTGATGTTCTCGGCGAGCATGCCCGTGATGGACACAAGATTGCGGGGCGGGAAGACGTTCTGAGCCGTGGCCGCGATGGCCGCGGACGCCTCGCGCACCCGCAGGACGCCTGCCTCACCGGTCGCCGCGGTGCTGAGCGTGGCGGCGATTGTGGGCGCCACCGTGCCGGATCCGGAGGAGACGCTGGCTGTTGCCGTGCCAAAACGCGCATCGTGTCCGGTGGTGACTGTGTCGTCGGCCTGCTCAGTGACCGTTCCGAAGGTGATGCCGGAGGCGGTGATTGCCTCGGCAGACAGTGCGGCGGTCGACACCGGAAGGGCGTAGCCGATCATGGCGAAGTCGCCGGCTGCCCACGTGAGGGTCGTGGCGCTGACTGCGGAGAACCCAGTTCCCGAGCTGGTGTCCTCGGCGAAGGCCAGGCCCCAGCGCCATCCTGCGCCCGCGCTCCGGGACAGGCGGAAGACCCGCCCCGCGAGGAGGCTGTTGGCATCGCCGGCGGGTAGCGCGGTGGTCGGAGCCGCGTCACCGCCGAGGAGGACGCGGGTGAAGAAGGTGAGGCGCCGCGGGCCGGTGCCGGCGCCGTAGGAGCCGCCTCCGCCGGACGTCGACCCGACGAGCGTCCACCCCGATGGCGTCGAGGGGATCGAGTCGCTCGTGTGTGCTGAGACGACCTGGAGGACGGCGAGCTGTCCCGCGGCAACGCCCGTGGGCATGGCGGGGGTGATCGAGGACGTGGCTGTCGCCACGGCCCCGGCCGCTCCGTAGGAAATCGTCACCGGATCACCCCCTGCCCACGCGTGCCCGGTATGCCTGCGCCTTCTCGGACTCGCGGATCATCGGGCGCACTGTGCCGCGTACCGCGCCGAGGAACTGGCCGCTGTCGAGGTACAGGTCTCCGACGAACTCGCCGCCAGAAGGGCTTGCCGCCGTCTGTACTTGCGGCGTGGGCCACTTCGAGTGGACGCTGGCCGCGGACATGCGGCCAGCGGCGGCATGGACGTCCACGAGGGAGCGGTCCATGCCGACGACGAGGCCGGCACCGACCTGGCGCCCGATCTCGTCCCGCATCACCTGCGACGGAGACTTGATCTTCAGCGCCTTCTTGATGGCGGTGACCATGGACTTGCCGAGCTTGTCCATCTGGGCCTGCAGGGCCTTCTCCTGCGACTGCAGGCCGGTGAGAAATCCGCGGCTGGCGTTGCGGCCGGCGTCGTACATCGCGTCCGCAGTGGTGCGGCCGATGTCGCCCGCCAGCTTGGCGCCGTTCTTGGCCAGCCGGTTCAGCTCGCCGATCTCCGACGAGCTGGCCTTCGAGAGCTTGCGGGCGAGGACGCTGCCCGGCCCCTCCTCGATGACCTGCCGCAGCAGATCCCTGTGCAGACCACGACGCTCAAGGGAGCGAATCATCTGCTGGAAGGCGCCAGCGCTGTTCTGCCGCTGCTTGGCCATGTCGATGATGTCGCGGACCTCGCCGCCCGACGTCAGCTTCATGAACTCGCTGGCGTCGCCCTGGCGCTGCGTGGCGTACTCGCGGGCCTCCGCGATCCGAGTGCGGATCCGGTCCCGCTCGTTGGCCATGCCCTGTAGGCGCCGGCTCGTGGCGTCGACCTGGCCGGCCAGCCGCCAGCCTGCGTTGCCCAGCTTCTTCAGGTCGGTGATCATCGCGTTGGACGCGGACCGGATGTCGGACGCGGACTTCGCCAGCGACCTACTGAACTCGGCAAAGTCCCCCGGCAGCTCACGGCGGGCATTGGTGACCGCCGCCGACACCTTGCCGCCCTTGGCGTACCCGACCGGCCCGCCCGAGGCGAACCGCTGCTGGTTCAGGGCGTCGAGCAGGCCGACGCCGTACTTGCTCACGGCCGACGCGCGGATGACGTACTCGCCGTTCGACAGCCATGCGGGGACGTCGTCGCTGGTCGACGAACCGGGGCCGAAGACCATGCCTCCGGCGGGGAAGCCCCAGACGCTCCCGCCCGCGGCATAGCGGTGGATGAGGCCACCGCCTGCGTGCTTGGAGAGGTTGCCCTCACCCTTCTGCGGGCGGCCGACCGTGTTGTTCTGCACGGTCCGGTGAACGGTGGTGACGGTGACCAGCCGGTCCCGCAAGGCGTCGAGCGCACGCTTGAGGGCGGAGACGCTGGACTGAGCCGCGTTCGTGGGCGCGGTCACCCGCACGTCCCGGCTGTTCGGGATGGACTTCACCGCATAACCGGCGGCCTGCAGGGCCTGGACCGCCTCGCCGGTCGGCGCCTTGATCGTGATGGTCTTCCCGGGCTGCAGCTTCGCCACCGACGCGTACACGTTGTCGATCTGGCGCATCGCTTCGGCAGCGCCGGGGGCGGACACCTGAGTGGATGCGTTCGTCGGAAGCTTCGCGTAGGCGGCGGTCAGCGCGTCAATCTGCGGCGCTGTGAAGCCGGCCGCCGCCATCGTCTCCCGCAGGAGGCCGATGTTCTTGGCGAGGACAGCGTTGCCGGCTTCCTGGGATCCCATCTGGTCGGCGACGGCCTGTGCGTGCTCCATCGCGGCCTTGGCCGCGTCGAGGAAGGCGCCCTTGACCGCGCGGCCCTTCTCCGACGTGACGTCGAGAGACTTGCCGTTCTCCTTGACTGTCTCGGACAGCTGATCCAGCGAGTCCTGGAACTGGATCTCGCCCTCGGCCACCGAGATCGCGATCCCGTTCAGCGCCTTGAGGGCATCGGTGAGCTTCTCGGCCTCGCTGCGCTGGTCCGCCATCTCGTCCGCGGTCATGGCCGTGGCGTCGCCCAGCTGCCCCTGGGATCCCGTGGCGATGTCGGTCTGGAGCCCGCTCTGAGCGAGGGCCTCCGCGTATCCGGGTAGGAGGGTCCGGAACTTCTCCGTGCTCGTCCCAGCTGCCTCGGCCTCGGCTGCGTAGCGGTTGAAGTTGATCGCCGCTTCGTTGGCCGCACCGTTCTGCACGAGGGAAGCAAGGGACGCGTCGAGCGCTGCGATCTTCTCGCGGGCTGCCTCGAGGTTGGCGTCGTCGCCGATGCCCAGGTGGGTGATCTCGTACAGTGCGTCGCCGATGCGGTCCAGGGCGCCCGGGTGGGCGATGCGGGCTGCCGCGTCTCCGAGCCCGGCGAGATCCTTGCCGAAGGTCTTGGAGAGCTCGCCGGCAACCTTCCCGGTGCGGGCGAAGGTGAGGAGCGCCTGGGTCAGTTCGGTGACTTTCGGCGGTGCGTCCTTGAGGGAGTTGGTCAGCTGGTCGGCGCCGTAGGCCATCGCTCCGATGACCGCGGCCACGAGGCCCAGGCGGCCCAGTCCCATCATCGCGGCTTTGGTCGTGTTGGCGGTGACGCCCAGGGCGATGAGCTCGCGGCGCACGAGGGCGATCCGCGGCAGGAAGAGCATGAGACTGGCCCCGACGAGGCCGATCACCCCGGCGAAGCCGGTGAGGATGCCGACTGCCTCCTGCAGCCCGGGCGGGAGGCCGTTGTAGGCGTTCACGAGCCGGGTGATCCACTGGACCATGTCGCGCAGGGCTGCGTTGGCGGCGGTGCCGGTCTGGATGAGGGCGGTCTCGAGTGCTGATTTGAGCAGCTTGAGGTCGCCGACCAGGTTGTTCATGCGGGTCTGTGCGACCGCTGCCGCGTAGCCGGAGTCGTCGACGGCGTCGGTGTAGCTCTTGAGTCCGGCCTCGCCGTACTTGTAGAGGATGTTCGCGGCACGGACGGCGTCCGAGCCGAAGATGATGCCCATGGCGGCGTTCCGTGCCTCGGGCGTGAGGTCCTTGAAGGCGTCCTGCATGCGGCCGGCGAAGTTCTGCAGGCCGACGAACTGCCCTTGGGCGTCGTAGGCCGACAGGCCCAGCCTGTCCATGGTGGCCTGGGCCTCCTTGGACTGCGGCGTGAGCCGCTGCAGCATAACCTTGAACGAGGTACCGGCGTCCGAGCCCTTGAGGCCCTCCGAGGCGAACAGGGTGAGGGCGCCGACGGTGTCCTCGATGCTGAGGCCGGTCTGGGAGGCGACCTGGCCCGCCATGCGCAGGGACATGCCCATCTGGTGCACGTCGGTCGTGCTCTTGTTGGCGGCGGCGGCCAGGAGGTCGGCCACGTGGCCCACGTCCTTGCCGGACAGCCCGAAGACCGTCATGGCGTTGGCCGCGATCTCCGCGCCCTCGGCGACGTTGACCTCGGCCGCGGCAGCCAGGTTCAGGGCGCCGGTCAGCGCGCCGCCGGCAATGTCGGCAGTGGACACGCCGGCCTTGGCGAGCTCGTGCATGGCGTCCGCGGCCTGGACGGCGCTGAACGCCGTGGTGCGGCCCGCCACCAGGGCCGCATTGCGCAGCGTCGTCATATCGCCGGCAGACGCCCGCGTGACGGCCTGCACGTTGCTCATGGCCTTCTCGAACTTGGCCGCGGCAGCAACAGCAAGCCCGAACGCGGCGACCAGGGCGAGGCTGCCCATCTGCACGGCCTTGAGGGTCTTCTGCTGGTTCTGACCGACCTGGTTCATCGTGCGGCCGGCATTGGTCATGCTGGTCCGGATCTGGGCCGCGGTGAGAGACGAGGTGCGGGAGGCCTCGCCCATCCGGGCCCGGAATGCCGCAATGTCCGCGGTCAGCAGGACGGAGACGGTACGGACAGCCATGACTCACCCCTTCGTCACGTGGACGTGCAGACCGCGGGTGTCTCCGCCGGCCTTCTCGAACTGGGCGATGGTGCGGGCTGCCGTCCCACAGGCGTGGCACTTGGTGATCTCTGCGCGCCACTTGAACTCGTTCGTCGGGTCCGTGGCCTCATCCCAGGGCTGGCCGCAGTCCGGGCACCGGTCGGCCTCCACCGCGCTGAGGGCGTAGGCCCACTCCCGGTCGTCGTCGAGCCAGAGCGGCTCGCCAGGCTGCGGCCAGGGGCGACCCAGGAAGATGGACCTGGGGACCCCCCAGGCCCGCGCCGTCTCTACTTCTCGGCGGTGAGGGAGGCGAGGATCGCGGAGGCGTGCAGCGAAAAAGGGACAGACGTCGCCTCCCCGTTCACATGCCAGGCCGCCTCGGTGAGCTGCTGCCGCTGCCCCACATTCAGGGTCTCGAACAGCTCAGTCACGTCCGACGGCGTCATCTCCGGGTCCACGGCGCATGCTGCCACCAGGGCCGGGGCGAGAGACTCCGGATCGAAGGACTCGCCCTCCTTGCTGCTCGGATGCTGGGCCACCAGATCCGACCACGCCTTCGCGCCCAGGGCCCGGAAGGTGAACTCGACCTCGGCTTCGCGCATCCGCTCCTGAACAGCGACCATCTTCTCCGCGATCGCGGCGGACGGGTTCGCCTCCGCCATGCTCTGCGGCTGCCACTGAGCGGTCTTGGACAGCTCGGCCTCGAGGCGGTCGTACTCGGCTGCCACGTCGCCTGCGAGGCAGATGCGGACGGTGTGCTCGCGAGGCTTGATCTTCGCGAGCACGTCCTTGATGTCGGGCATTAGGCAGCCACCACCGCGCTCGTGTCCGGCTCCTCGCGGAGCTTCATCTGGGAGGTGAACTTGGCGACCTCGTTCGGAGCCGGCGGGATGGTGTTCCGCTCGCCGCACTCGACCGGGTAGACCTCGACCTCCTGGCCGGCCGCCCACGCGGTCGTGTAGGAGAGGACGCGGCGGACCACGAGGTAGCCCATGGTCTGGTAGGTGAGCGTCGTCCACGGCAGGTCGTCGCCGGGCTCGTCGCCCCGCTTGAACGTGACCTCGGGGGTGAAGCTGCGGCGGCCGGCCCGGTTCGTCGTGAAGGTGCTGGCCAGGGAGCTGTTGTCGACGTCAGCGGTCTCGGCGGGGATGTTCAGGCCGTCGGGGGTGATCCGCTCGGTAACGTCGATGCCGGCGTTGAGCTCGGCCAGGGTGGGGGCGGCGATGTTGGCGATCGTGGTGACCCAGGCCACCCGGGTCTTGCCGTCGTTGATCACATCAGACACGGCAGTGCCTCCTCAGGGCATAGAAAAAGCCCCGGCGAGGCGGGGCGTGCAGGGGTGGGGTGGGTCAGATGCGGATGGCGGCGACGGTGACGCTCGTGACGCCGGAGTACGTGACTGCGGCCAGGCCGGAGTCGGAGCCGTTCGCGAACGGCGTGGCCGGCACCGGGATCATCATCTCGCCGGAGGCGCCCACCGTGTACGTGGGATCCGGGTTCGCGACGCTGCCGTAGTAGCTGCCGGGCGCCACCAGGGTCACGGTGACCGAGGAGCCGCCGCCGTTGATGACGTGCAGGAACACACCTCGGCCGGGCTTGAGCTTGTCGCCGCCGCCCGCGGCAGCGCTGTAGGTGGGGTCGAGCCCCGCGGCGGAGATCGCCTGAACGGACAGAGTGGCCACGAGGAGCCTCCTAGCTAGTGGACCGGATCATGTACTGAATGGGCAGGAAGTAGAGCGGCGGAGTGACGTCGTCGTCGCGTTGCACCGGAGGGCCGCCCATCTCCTCCGCCCGGTACGCGACCCGCTCGGCGACCACCAAGGGCGCCCAGAGCGCCGCGCGGACCTTGTCGGCGAGCCACAAGCAGCGCTCGTCGTCCGGGGCGACACAAGTGACCTGCACGATCGTCTGAAAGTCCGTGCGGCGATCCGCCAGGGACTCTGGCACCGACTCGCCCGGCGCCGTGTACACCGCGACGTACATGCGGTCGGCGGGGAGCGGGTCCGGGGCCGAGCCCCTGCCCACCACGAGGTTCACGGCCTCGAGCGCAGCCACAACGGCATCCCGGTGCGGCAGAACCGCCGGGGCACTCATCCGCGGCCCAGCTCAGCGGCAATCGCAGCGACGTGTGCCACGAACGCCGCCTGCTCGGCCATCAAGGCCCGACCGCCATCGTTGTGCGGCGGGTTCTTGCTGGAGCCGAACTCCAGAAGGTTGCCGAGCGGGCCCTGGGGTCGGCCCTTGTCCGGGCCGATCTCCGCCGCGGCGCCGGTCGGGTGGACGAGCATGTCGTAGCTGATGCTCGCCGGATACAGCCGGGCGTGGCGGCCAGCTGTGGCAGTTGCGTTGACCTTCCATCCGTTCTTGACGTTGAGCGCACCGCGCTGGACAACTGCGCGGGCCTGCACCTGCGCCCGCAGGCCGTTCCGCCGGAAGACGTTGGCGAGAGCCTGCAGCTGCCGAGTGTCGGCGTTGATCGTCATGACCGGTCCTCCGCGATGATCCGCCACGCTGTCGCCGTGGAGCTGTACATGACCCCGGTCACCCACAGGCGAAGGCCCGCAAGGCGAGGATCCGGAGACGCGGACACGTCGACCAGGTCACCAGGCTTGGGTCGCTCCCCTGACTCGGGCAAAGTCGTCGAGAACGGCAGCGTGATCCGGTACTGGCGCAGGACGACCTCACGCTCGCCGGCCTGGACCTCAGAGTCGGACAAGTCCGCGGGCTTGATGCGGACCGGGCCCGCATAGAAGACGACCTCGGGCGGACCCGGCAGCGTCTGGCCGGTCTCCCGGTCGAACACGTCCGGGCCGGGCCGGTACAGGGTCACGGTGTCGCGCATGAGCGCCTCGGCAGCCGTCCGTCCTGCCGAGAGGAGGCCCTCGAGGGCGCTCACGACAGCACCACCGAGAAGGCCGACCGCCGATACGGACGCAGGTCTTCCTTGTGGCCCCGGGCGAGCTTGGCATTGCCGATCGACTCGGACGCGTAGGTGCGGCTGTAGTCGTCGATCGCCTCGCTGCGGAGGTTCGCCGGGTTGGTCATGTTCATCGTGGCGAGGTCGAGAACCACGTCGACGATGTCATCCGGGATCTCGTCGTACCCGTGGCTGTAGGTGACCCGCACCTTCGGCGCCCACACACCGGCCGGCCGGTTGTAGGGCCAGCCCATGAGCCGTGTCGGCTCCTGCCAGGGGTAGCCGCGCGTCAGCTCGTTGCCGAGCCGGGAGTAGTCCCTGCCCTCGACCGCGTCCCAGTCGACGCCGCCGAACTCGGCCACCTCGACGACCGTGAGGAGGTGGCCAGCATCGACGATGAGCGGAAACTGCGGCAGCCGCAATGTTCGCTCACCGCCTGGCAGCTCGATCGTCTCGTCCGTGACGAGAGTGATGTCCTGCTGGGTGTAGCGCCGGACGCGAGCCGAGGCCCGACGGATAGCCAGGTCCGCGGATGCCGCGGGCAGTGCGCCTGCTG